AGGAAAGCACTCCCCACATGATCGCCTGCGGCTGCTCCTGATACGCGATCTCGGTCAGGCTCGGGCGCGTGATGTGCTCGGCGAGCATCGTCATGTCGGGCGCCTTGAAGCCGTCGGCGTCGAAGACGTAGGCGAGCTCGCGCACCTTGCGGTTCGCGCGCTGCACGAAGAGGACCGACTTGCCGGCGGACACCGGCGCCACCTCGGCGCTGCCGTGGCGCGTGGAGGGCTTCGCCGCGATGTTGGTCGGCGTGATCGCCTCGTTCAGCGACGAGGGCTTGACCTGCCACTCGCCGCGGCTCGTGCCGGCGAGGAGACCCTTCTCGTTCGGCGCCATCCAGCGGATCGCGTTCACGTCGTCGGCGTTCAACGTGAAGGCCACCGCGTTGTCGATCGCTACCGTGCCGTCGTTGGCCGAGGGCGAAAAGCTCGTGTAGACGCCGGTCTTCGACCCGTCGAGGCGCTGCGGGTAGGTCGCCGCGCCGGCGAGGAAGAGCCGGTCCTCGTAGAAGGTGCCGCAGCGCGGGAAGCCGGTCGTGTCGGACCAGACGCCCAGGCGCCAGTTCACTTTCGCGTTCGTGTTGGTCAGCGTCGAGAGCACGTCGGCGGTGACGGAGACCGTCGAGCCGACGGTCGTGATCTCGGCGTAGCCCCAGGTCGATCCCTCGCGCAGGCGCACAAGACGGCCGACGTCGGTCGACAGGAACCCCTGCCCGCTGTTGATGCCGGCCACGGCGCTCGCGACGATCGTGATGCCGGTGCCGGTCGCCGCGCTCGGCGAGAGCGTCGTCGTGGTCGTGTTGAGCGAGTCGTACGGGCCGTCGGTGAACACGATGTCCGAGAGCGTCCACGACAGCGCCGAGGCGCGCACAAGCTGCTGCGGCGGGAAGTCCGGGTGCAGGATATAGAGCGTGTCGGCCGACTGCGTGACCCGGATGTCTGCGAGATCATCCTCGTCGAACGCCGTCGTCACCTCGAGGATCTCCCCGACCGTGCCGCCAGAGGTGTACGTGCCGTAGCCGGTGCTCGCCACCGGCGTCGTGCCGTCGGTTTCGTAGAGCTCGAAGGTGTTCGCGCCAGCGTTCACGTTCTTCACGACGAACTCGCGGTTGTTGACCTGCGTCATGCCGACGACGCCAGTGACGTAGACGCGCTCGTCGTTCGCGTACGTGTCGCTGCCGCTGTAGGTCAGCACCGCGGTCGCGGCCTTCGTGATGCCGGTGATGTTCTGCGTCGCCTTCGTCAGGATGCCGTGCGAGGTGAAGAAGCGGATGTAGTCCTCGCCGAACTCGAGGATGTAGGTCTGCGTCACCGAATACTGGAAGGGGATGACGCGCGCCAGCTTGTCGTGGTGCTTGCACTGGTGCAGGTACGCTGTGCCCGGTCGGCGCGTCCACGCGCCCTGCGTGAGCGGTACGGCGTTCAGGCAGACGAAGAGGCCGGAGCCGTACTTGTCGATGTCCTGGCGCCCCAAGAGAAGGGCGCTCAATTCGCCTGCGTTAAAGGCGTTTTGGATGTTGGATGCGCGTCCCATGTCAGCGCATCGAGCTAATCCACTCGTCCTCGGGTAGCTCTACGGCTTCCTTCTCGATCGCGCCGATGCGCTTCGCCTCGGCAATCGCGTCGTCGTAGTCCGCGCGGCAGCGATCCTGCTTGGATGTGCTCTGCGTGATCTCCTCGCAGCACTGGAAGGCGAGCTTCGAGGCGAACGCCTCGACGAAGAGCGAGTCGTAGAAGTTCGGGTCGTCGATGTCCGCGATGTAGCGGATCTCGAGCGGCGCCGCGTTCTTCGACAGGATAAAGCGGCCCTCGACCTTGTAGTCGACCGCGATGCCCGACTCGTCGTCGCGCAGCAGGCGCAGGAAATCGTTCGGCAGGCTGAACTGGTTCCAGTCGCCCCACGTCGGCTCGTCGCCGTCCTCGGCGATCGACTCGCGCTTGATCGCGAAAGACCAGTCGTAGCGCCGGAGCTCGGCGCGGCGCACCGGCTCGAAGGCCAGGTTCAGCGTGCGCGCGTTGGGGTGGTCTTGGGTGAGCGACTCGAGCTTGCGGGAACTGCCGAGCTTCTGCAGCGCCAGGTTCGCGATCGCGACGTTGGAGATCGCCATCGGCGGCCTCCCGGCTTACTCGACTTCGGCGTCGAGGACGAGGTTGTACGTGTCGGCTTCGGTGCCCGGGTCGAGCGCCGCGAGAACCTGAAACGCAGCGGTCAGCGTCTTCGCCTCGCCGCCCTTGAACTCGAAGATGAAGCCGGGGAAGTGCGGGTGGTACAAGGTCGGCGTCGCGAGCGGGACCGGGTAGCCGGCCGGCACGTACTGGAACGCCGAGGTGCCGGCGGTGTACGCGCCGAGCGTGTTCTGCCAGCCGCCGTCGTCGAACAGGAAGCGGCCGATCGCCGTGGTGCGCTGCAGGCCGGTCAGCGGGAAGGCGACGTTGTTGCCGACCGCGGCCGGGACGCCGGCGGTCTTCCACAGGAACATGTCGAAGTTGAGCGCCGTGATGACGATCGTGCCGTCCGACACGATGCCGATGCCAGCGCCCAGGATGCGCCCGCGGCTGAAGCCGCTGAAGTCGAACGTCGGGCGCACGACCGAGCCGGCCGTGGCGTGATTGCTGATCTCGTCGCCGGCGGTGAACGCAGTCGTATCCGCCAGGCGGATGAACGACGAAGTGACTCGGATGACCTGGCCCATGCTCAGATCGGCGGCCAGGCTGCTTCGACGATCTTGGCCCGGATCTTCTCGATGTGCTGCAGGAGCTTGCTGCGCCCGTTGGCGCCCTCGTACTTCGACTTGAGGTAGTACAGGCCGATGTCGATGCTGGCGGTCACGGCCGCAGCGTTCTCGGTTGCGATGTCGACATCCTTGCCGCCGGCGGTGCCGGCGACCGAGGTCGCCATCTCGGTAGTTGTCAGGGAAAAAACGGTTGCTTCGTTCGCCATGCGGTGCTCCTTACGTGCAGACGGTAGCGGTCACGAGGTATTGCTTCGTGGTTTCCGCGGTGTTGCCGCCGGCGCCCTCGTGCAGCGCGCCCATGCGGGACAGCCAATCCTTGACCAACGCGACGACCTGCGCGTCGGTGTACGCGACGCCGGTGAGGATCGACAGGTTCGGGCCGAGGTCGATGCGCTTGACCGCCGCCGACAACGTGCCGTCGATGTCCAGCGCCCAAATCCCGACGGTGGTGCTGCCGAACACCCTGAACGAAGCGGTGGTGCCCGCTGCGGGCGTCGGGCCTTTGAAGTCGGTCGGGATCGCCATGCTGTTCCTCGAAACGCCCCGGCGCCCGAAGGCGCCAGGGGTGCTTCAGCCCTTACTCGGGCAGGACGTAATCGACTTCGAGCAGCGCGTCGGTCGGGGTGCCGATGACGGTGACGATCGCAGCCGCGATGTCGTACTCGGTGTCGCTGGTTGCGCCGGCGGTGCCGACCGCGGTCACGAACGCCGTCGAGAGCGCCGACTGGCGCAGCGACGGGGTGTAGACCGTGTTGATGTCCACGCGAGCGCGGACGTTGGTGGTCGCGCCGAGCACATGTACCGACGCGAAGCAGTCGTCATCGATCGCGATGCCGTCGGGCCGGTAGAGGCCGACCTTGACGGCGCCGGTGGTCGTGGTCAACTGCGACAGGAACACGCCCAGGACTCGGGCGCGCGCCGGAACGCGGACGAAGGTGTACCACTGGCCGGTGGTGCCGCCGGTGTAGCTGGCGGCCGCCAGGAAGCCCTGCGCGGTGCGAACAACCCCGCCCTTCTCGAGGGAGTTGGTCTTGACGCGCGGGGTCGCCGACTGGTCGGTGACGACTTGGGAGGTGGAAACGAGAGCCATTGTCGATGTCCTTTAGATCTGGTCGTCGCAGAGCACTTGGATCTGCTTGCCGGATTGGGTCCGGGTCGCGCCGAGCGTCATGCACAGGTAGACCTGCCAGGCGTAGCTCTTGTCGGCGCGCTTGCTGATCTCGGCGTTGATGTCCTTCCAGACGCCCAGGTACATGCCCGACTTCAGCCACACCGGGATCAGCCGGTTGCCGGAGGTGATGTTCAGGCGCTCGGTGATGATGAAGTCCACCCCCATGAAGCGCTTGACCTTGCCGTCGACGAGGACCGCGGTGTTGCCGTAGTCCTTGTTGGCGACTTGCATCTCCTTCAGGAGCAGGTCGTGCTCGTAGCTCGAGATGGCGCCGTAGACCGGCTCCATGAGCTCGCCCTTGTTCGCCAGCATCAACTTCTGGATGGCGAGTTGCAGCTTGGCGACGTTCAGGCCGGAGGCGGTGCCGCCGGTGTTCACGCCGACTTGGTAGTCGGTCGTGTTGAAGGTGTCGGTCGTGGTGCCGTTTTCGCCGATGTAGTTGGTGCCGAAGATCGCCGTGAGGATCACGTCGTCCTTCGCACGCTGCATGCCGGCGGCGCCGGCGCGGGCGTACGGGCTGGTCAGGTCGACGATCGCACGAAGCTGGTCTTCGTTGTCGACGAGCGACGCCCACTCGTAATCGAGCGGGAAGACCCAACGCTTGTCTTGCGACAGGTCAAGAAGCGGGGTGTCGGCGTGACGGCCGGTCTTGAGTTGCGCGGTGGCGGAACCGAACTGCTCGACCACGCTCGCGGCCTTGCCGACGTGCGAGCCGATGGTGACTGCGCCGGCAAGACGGGAATCCGTCTGCTGCAGCAGAAGCTCGACGTTCGCCTTGTACTGCTGGACTGATGCTACGGTGATGGAATCAGGCACGATGCCCCTCCCCAAATTTTTCGTTCAACACTCAGGTTGCGCAACAGGCTTGCGCTTCGCCGGCGTATCCCGAACTTCGGGGGCCATCGTGGTCGACGCTACTGCGGGGGCGCGAACCGTGTCCGCGCGCCTACCACAGAATCAGTCTACCACGTCACTTTTTCGGCAGTCCGAGGGGCGCCTTCGCTGGCGCGTTCTCGCCGAGCACGAACAAGACGAACTCCCTGGCCGACGCCACCACGCCGGCGGCATAGCCGGCCGTGTGCGGCGTCGGGTTCTTGGCTGCGGCCTCGATGCAGCGCAGCCGGATCTCGCGCTCGTCCATCACGCGCCCTTCGGGTACATGATCGCGAAGAGGTCGTTCTGCTTCTTCTTCGCCGCCTCGTTACCGGGGTGCATCGGGTCTTTCGCCGCGGCCTGCCAAACCGGGTCGACCTTCGTCTTCTCCCACTCGGCCTTCGCTTCCGCCGGCGTCATGCCGCCGTTGAAGCCCTTGCCCTCGCCGGTGACGAGCTTGCCTTCGCCGAGCTTCTGCCCGAGCGAGGCGAAGAACTTGTGCGTCGCCGCGTAGCCGACCGTGCGCTCGATCGCGTCGATCATGTCGCCGGTGAAACCGAGGCTCTTCGCGGCGGACTCACCGGCCAGGAGCATGCGCTCGTGCCCGTCCTTCCACTCGGCGCGCAGCGCCGCCTTGTCCGTCTCGACGGACAGGTTGTAGTCCTTCTGCTGCTTCTCGATGACGCCCTTGACGTACTCGTTGTGCTGCGTCGTGAGCTCCTTCACCTGGCCGGGCAGGAGCCCGAGCTTGTGGAAGGTGCCGCGCGCCCAATTCACGTAGCCGTCGTCCTGCTTGATGCCCTCGGGCGGCTTCGCGAACTCGTATTTGTCCGCGGTCTCGGGCAGGCCGAGCTTGGAGAACACGCCGCGCAGGCCAACGGGATCATCGGCGCGCGGCATAACGAGCAGCGTGTTCGGGTCGCGGCCGATCAGCTTCTCCGCGCCGCGGGCCGCCTTGATCGCATCCTGCGGGCCTTGCCAGCCTTTGTTCGTCACGTAGTCGATGTCGGCCTGTTCGGTGTAGCCGTGCCACGGTGCCGCAGCGCCTTTCGCCGCTCCTGCGTCGCCTGCACCGGCCGCGCCTGCGGCTCCCGCTGCTGCTCCGGCTGCGCCGGCATCTCCTGCTGCTGTCGTCATAGTCCAAGCTCCGTGAGGCCGTTGATGAAATCGTCAGGGTGCAGATGCTCCATGCACTTATTGTCGCCGTACGCGCAGAAGCGGAAGTCGTGTCGCGTCATGTGCCAGTTCGACTGGCAGCCGGCGCACGCGAGATCGCGCGGGCCGACGTACCGGATGTTGAAGTGCGGCGAGCCCATGCGTGCGATATAGCGGTGCTTCGGCAGCGTCGTGCCGGAGGCGTAGATGATCTTCGCCATCGTGGTCCCGGCGAGGTGCAGCGTGCCGCCGTCGACGCCGACGACTGCGGCCGCGTGGCCGAGGATGTCGCGGAGCTCGAGGAGCGTCGTCTTCTCGCGCAGGTCCAGGCAGCGCGCGAACACCTCGGGCGGCAGCATGTCGGTCTGCTCGCGAATCACGAGGCGCTCCGTCTTGCCGCCGACTTGCGCGTTCGTGCGGCTTTCCTTCGTGCCGACGAGCACCGGCCGGTAGCCGAGCTCGAGCAGCCACTGCAGCACAGGCGTCATCACGCTCGCGCGGAAGAGCTTGTTGTCGCTCGTCGCACCGACCGGAATCACGACGTAGCGCTCCGCGATCGTGCGCGGGCCGATAGGAGCGAGCACCGGATAGCTGCGCTCGTTCATGTTCTCGGGCGCCGCGTCGATGAGGAAGTTGAAAGCGAAGTCGACCATGTGGACGCGGTTGCGCGTGTGGGTGTTCTCCACCGGCGCGTTGAGCGACACCGACGTCTCCGCGCCCCACTCCTTCAGCCGGTCCTTGTGTTTGACCGGCACCTCTTTCAGCCCGCGCACGTCGACCGCGCCGTAGGGCGCGAGGAGGTGCCGGATGAGATCGACCTGCCACTCGGGGCCGTAGACCGTCATCTTCATGTCGGGCGAGACAGCCCGGCGAGCGTGGATGATCGCCGGCAGCGAGCAGATCATGTCGCCGAGGGCGCCGTGGTTCAGGATGAAGCGGTGATCCTTGTGCGTCAGGACTTGCTTGCCGTCGCGGTACATTACTCCTCGGCCGCAGTTCGCCCGTCGTACAGCTTCCACAACTGTTCGGGCGACAGTTGAAGGTGGTGCTGCAGCCGCAGCCATACTTCGCGGCGGCCGTCGAGCTTGCTCTGCGTGCGATCGTTCTCGTCGAAGGTCGACTCGTTCGCGCGGCAGAAGAAGGCGAGGTCCCGCAGGACGATCTGCGCGAGCGGGCCGTTGAAGGTTTGCCGATAGGCGTAGCGGCGCTCACCGAGCAGGCGGCGCAGCTTGTCGAGCAGTTGAATCAGGCGGCTTTGCCCTGCGGCACGGATTTGATGAGGGACGCGGCGGCCGGCGCGGCTTCGATCATCTGCTGCGTCTCGGCCTGCTGCGCGCGCCCCTGGCGCTTCGCGGCGACTTCATCCTCGGAGCTCACCCACCGCGCCGGGGCGCCGTGGATGTCGAGAAGCTCGGGCGTCGCCGCGTCGAAGTTGAACCAGTCGAGGGGCGACATATCGCCCGTCATCTTCGTGTACTCGGCCGCGGAGCCAAGCGCGCGCATGAAGCCGGAGGCGGGCTCCGAGCGCGCCATGCGGGAAAGGGGGTTGTCGTACTCGATGCGATACTCGGCGGCGGCTTGCGCAAGGATCGGCGGCATCTTGGGCAGCAGCCCCTGATGCGCCAGCAAGTCGATCTCGCGCTCGATCATCGGCCCGAGCCAGCCCGACTGCAGCTTGCCGGCAGTGGGGGCGAGCAGCATGCCCTTCTCGCGGGCGCGCTCGAGCACTTCCGTCGCGGTCATCTGCGGCGTGTCGACGAGGATCTGGAAGAGCGTGATGAG